ACGAATGGGAAAGTTTCTAAAACTGTGTTTGGTGTTCCGCTCCATAAGCCTGTTGTATCAATTACAGCAATATGGACTTCGTCCAATGCACTAGTTTTACCTAGCACGTCTGCCGCGTAATTTGATGTTCCAGGTGCTGAATCGAAGCTACCTCTATAATCCCAGGTTGCAAATCCTAATGGTCCACAAAGTTCAACCTTAAGGCTGTTACCTAGTGTGCCAGGGTATTTTGCAGCCCAGCCTCCCATAGTGTTAGTGTTACCTGCAGCAGGTGCACCATCGCTATGGTTAGTTTCATAATCAGTACTATTTTTAATTAGTACTCCTGATGTACCAGAAGTCGCGTTATCGTGACCGCTGATTGCTCTAACAACCTTTAATGATCTGCCGTATTTTAAAAATCCAGCAGCAGTTAAAAAGTAGTTAGCGGTATTGACGTCTGTAGGTTGACCAAATATTTCAGCTAGATTCTTTTCTGAACCTACCGTAATTACTTCGTCAACTGGACCCCAATTAAATGACCCTGCGAATCCACCAATACTGGTTGATACGGCAGGAACAACGCCCGTTGCGTCAATTTCTTTGACCTGGACGCCTGGTGATACTTGAAATGCCATCGCTTTATCCTCTTAATTTGAGTTAGTTAATATGTTCTCATAATACGGTTATATTCAATCATAGTTATTTATATGTTTTAACATTCTAATAAAGCCCTTGGTGTTTGTTTACTTCCATCCAAACATTGCCCTCGTTATCAACTTCCTTAGTGTTATTTTCATCGCTACTAAATACACCGAATGGTAGCATATCATCTTGTATAGCCTGAAGTTGTTCTTTATATAGAAGTGTTTTCATATCTATATCCGTTATACCATGGAATATATCAGTAGTAGTAAACCAAGAAAACAATACTAAATTCATCATTAAATCGTCATGGTTATTACCCGAAGCTTCCCATGATGATCCTCTATTTACAAATGTACTCATTTCAATAATAGTATTAGCATCGATAATATGAAGTTTTTTCTCCATAATTAAATCTTTTACTGCTGAGCAACCAATTCGTTTTAATCGTTTAGTCATTGTAGCACCAAGTGCATTACGCTTTACCATCGACTCAACAAACATATTCTCATATTCTAAATCATAATATAAACCATTACAAACTACTGCACCTTGGTCATTACTTTCAATAATAGTATATGCTTCGTTATAATGATTAGCCCATTTATATATAAGATCAGGAAATAGTATTGGCGATATGTTATTATCTCTAAATACACACACTTGTTTAAATGGATCCACTGATACATCTATAATTGTAAACGTAGAATAGTCTAATCCTCTGCCCTTAGCAACATCGACTGTCATTATATACTGATGATTTTCTACTGGATTTTCATATACGAATATATTTTCAGTAAATGATATTGGATCTAAAGCCTTTTGTGCTAATAACTCATTAGCTGGAATAAGAGTGTTTCCTCGTCCATGAAATGAATTACCAAACTCTTGATCAAACTGAAGCGATGAAGTATTGGCAATAGTCTGTTCTTTCCACTCTTCGTCCCTTCCTGGTACATCCCACCAATCAACTCTAAAAGGTTTAAATTCATTTGTATTGGTTGCTGCACCTTCCCATAGCTTATGATACACATTACCTACGCCATTTGCAGTAGATGTTATAATAATTTTAGTATCTTTACCTGATGATACTACTGGATATGTAGATGTATAAAACTGTGCGTCGTTTTCTACAAAAGCAAACTCATCTAAAAACAATAGGTTAATAGAAAGACCACGAATAGAAGAACCAGAGGTTGCTGCAGCAATAATTTTAGAGTTATTGCTAAATTCAATTGATCCTTTATTTAAAGCCTTACAGCCAGGTTGTAAAAAGAAGGGTAAATTTTCTAAAGCTAAAGTAATACGTGCTAACATCTCTCTAGCAACTGCACCTTTGTTGGCTAATATAGCAATAGTTTTTTCTGGGTGAAAACACGCAAACCAAAGTAAAAATATAACTGATGATATAGATTTACCACTTTGTCGACATGCTAAAACAATAGAGAATCGGTTTTTATGAAAGTGATCGAACATATCTTCTTGATACGGCCATAAGTCAAATGATACTAAACCTTTATCAAGTGATATAACCTTAGCATATGTTTTTGCAAAGTACGCTGGATCCTGCATGCATTTTTTATACTCACGAATTTCGTCAATACTAAACTCTGACTCGACTCCATCTCGCTTTACATTAGGATTACCTAAATAACCGAATTCGTTATTCTTTATTTGGCTCATTTATAATTTTACTTTCATCTTGTTTTAATAATAATCTTTGTAAATCAGAACTACTTCCAACAAATAAATTATTGTTTGTCACTTCACGGGATGGTCCTTTTTTATCGACCAAATCCTTTTTACTTTTCTGTAGTACCATTAGTTTATCAGTAGTGTCACCGATATCTTTAATAGCCTTAGATAATACCTCAAATGCTCTAGGATGTTCAGATTCTTGAGCTAATTGCGCAAGTGAATCCAGAGATAGCATCCCTGTATTAATTAAATCTTTATAAGTTTTTCTGGAAAATTCGTAATCGTCTTTAATATCTTTAATATCAATTTGATCTTTTACTGGCAATTTACTCTCAGATTTTTGAGGTAAATTTTTTGCCAAACTATCCATCATTTTATCTTTCTTCATAATAGTATTTATGTATAACTAGAAATAGTAGCAGTTACGTTAGCAGCAGATCCAGTAATAGTCTCATCCTCAAAAAAGTATCCAGTTGTCGTGTCAACTGTAATTGTAGAACCACTTATAGCGGTTATTTCAGCAGTAGATGCTGATGATGTTCCTGTAATAGTTTCTCCTACAAGGAACGTATCTGATATATCATCTAATGATAATACAAAACTATTTGGAACATTTAAATAATCATACGTTGTTGTTATAGTATAATTATCTGATTCACTTGCAGTTTTAGGATTTACTGCTAAGTTAATTCCTTCTAAAAATTGCCCTGTGTTATTTTTGTCAAAAAAGTCTATATCAATTTCTTTAATAACTGACTGATTCTGTGTTGGTCCAAAGAATCTCATTTTCATTGTAAAGTCTAAGGTATATGTTAATACCCTACGACTAGCAAAATCACCTTCGTATTCGTCATTTATAGCAACACTAGTTAACGTAACAGGCACATCTTCTTTATAAGTAGTCCAACCATCAATAGGTTTAATTGTAACTGTGTACTCTGGCTGAAAGTACGGAAGTATTTGTTCTATAATTTGTAAACCATCATCTTGGTTTTTAGCCATAATGTTTAACTGCATTCCAATAGAATATGTGGTCTGTTGTTTAACTGTTTTCTTTCTAGTAGAATCACTACCATGGGCTTCGGTAATCTGTGCTCTTTTATTTAATTTTGATGTTAGATCTTGCTCAAGGCCTGTTATTTCAAACGACATCCTAGGAAGTTTAATTGCAAAAGAAGCATCGTTCATAGTATCAGCATCTAACCTAGCCAAAAACTTTTGTTTAGGTCCGTACGCTAATGGAACTTTAACTTGATTAATAACAGTACCATCACTTTTCTTTCTAACAATGCCTATATTATTAAATATAGTTCCGAATACTGCTACTGATTTTCGCAATGTAGCATGATAGAAATGATCTCCAAACATTAATAAGTCTCCGATGGATCGCCGAATGGATTAGATTCGGTAAAGTCTATAAAATTATCACCTTCAATTTCAAATTGTACATTTTCTGCTTGACCATCTGATGCAAATGTATTAGCATCATCCTTATCGCCTATAGTAACAATGTCAGTTATATAGCATGTGTTACTACTAGTTTCTCCAACCAAACCTAATGTAGGAGATACCAAGAAGTTCTTTCCTTGACCTTCTGAACCAGTTACACCGATATTACTTACGCTAATATCAGCAGCAATATCTGAAGTTTTAACAATAGTTTGTATTTCACCACTTACTGTTACAGTAGGACCAGTTGATATTATCTGTGATATGGTTTCTCCAATTTCAAAATGATTACCACCTGTTAAGGAAACTGTCATCGTTTGTAGATATGAATTCCTAGCTTGAACTGTGTCAATGGCAACAACATCTGTTTCAAAATCATCATCACTATATTCGTATAGGCTACATTGTAGTTTATAAACTGGTAAATTTGATAATTGATAGAAAGGTTGTTCATGTTCGACAAACATAATTTCAAAGAACTTGTTTGTCATTGGTAAGAATAAAAGATCACCAGATTCTGGTGTAGGATTAACATTGTTTGTTTGATAAAAACCGATAAGTTTTTCCCACTGCCTTTTAGAGATAATAAAATTAGCTTCGTCTCTAATTTCTAATCCAAATTTAGAATATAAATCCCCTGAACCTTCAAACCCTTCTGCATTTTCAATATAAGCTTCAATCATATACGCATCATCAAATTTTGATGCACTATCTTCGCCTAATATATCATCTCTATTAAGCATTGTTCTAGGCAAGTAATAGACATCCTGACCATATATCTTAAGAGACTCTATGATCAAGTCTTCGTATAAATTCTGCTCAGTTTTTACAGCCTGAGAAAAGTAAACGCTTCTTGGCATTTATTTATCCTGTCATAAAGTCGATTGGATCTTCCCAGACCAAGCGAGCTTCTTCTGTTAATTCTTTTATTTCTTCTTTGGCGTCTTCTAAGATTTGTCGTCCGTTAAATGTAACGCCACCTGGCATTACCATTCCCTCAAACTTTGATAGGTTAATACCCCATTGCATTTTAATTAATGCTGTGGCATATCGTTTAAGAAAGTAATCGTTATATACATCAGTGTATGCGTCTGGATCTAAAACTCTTTGGCATTCTACTATAATGTATGAACCAATAACAACTTCAGTTTTCCAATTCATATCTATTCTTAGATTGTTTCTATGGACATTAAAATCTATATGTTTATCGTCTGTATCAACTATTAAATCTAATAGCGATAACCAAGATTGTGTCATATAGTATTCTGATAAGTTCCCCATAAATCCTAATGAATATATATCATTTAAATGTAATTGGTAATCAATACTAAACATGTCAGTAGTGTGATTCTCATTAAATGGAAATACTCTTGTTACTTGTTTAACCAAGTCTGGAGTAGGAAGATAGCCATTTTCTATATCTCCTAAAGTAATAGAAGATATGGTTCCGGTTGTACTAGAAGTACCTCCAGTTACTACTTCATTAGCCTGAAAAGGCAAATTAGGATTACCTAGTGAATCATATACTAAGTTTGAACCTGCAGTAGTGTTATGAACTATAGCCGTAGCTCCAGATGTTCCACCAGTAATGGTTTCACCTACCGTAAAATTATCAGCAACAGATGCTGATAAAGCTAAGGTGCTTCCAGTTACTTCATGCTTTAAAAAGACCTTTTCAATGGCATCTGCATGAAATGTATTGTAAAATTGAAAAGCTTCATCGATTCTATCTTCGATTTGGTCTTCATCTACATTGATTTCAATTACAGGTGCACCTAATGATCTTAAACAATAATCAATTAATGTTGTTCTTGAGTTAGGTTTTGCCATTTTTTGGTCCTCTATTAACTAATAACGCCTAGCGCCATTTTGTGTTCTACTCCAGCCATAACTTCGCCGACTCTAACTAAAGTCGCTGCATCGTCATAATTGCCTTCTGAATCAAAACAAACGTTAACCATACGAGTGTGAACTTTATCGGGTGTATATTGATCGTCAGTAAATGTTACTTCAACATCTGTAACATCAATTGTAGTTTCAATTGTTTCACCTTCGTTATCCGGATCAGGATGACTGTCAACTCTGGTTCCAGTATATGCTTCTGCTATGTTATATGTAATTGCCATTTTATTCTCCTGCCCATGGAAGATCTGGTTCTGCTACCGGTGATACAAGAGCGTCGATTTGTTTTTGAATTACACCATTAACGTGTACTTCATAATCATCTACAACAACAGCTTGAATCCAACCTAGTACATCAGCTTCGGTTAAGTCAGCAAATGGTACAAATGGATCTGCATCTACCGAAGTAAATGGAGTAGCTCCACTAAAGGATCCTACGTTTCCATCATCGTCGGTACCAGTTTTTTTCCAATAAGTTTGAATTACGGCATCAGCATTATCGCCTTCTGCCTTAGTTTTTAGGGAACTTACTTCCCAAGTATATGTGATTGCCATTTTATTCTCCTAATAAATTGTGCATGAGGTTAATTCCTCTATATCTATTTATAATAGTTTTTTACTTAACTTGTAAATAATACAGCATGCGCATCTTGTACCAGCTGTAACTTATCACTAACATCTGCTCCTGCAACTAAGATGTCCTGCGAATTATCACTATAATCTATTTGCATGGTAGCAGGTGCTTCAGTTGGCACTGTTCTATCAGGATGCCATGCTATATGTGTTACTGTTTTACTTGACATTTTTTATTTCCTTTATTTCTTGTTTCAAGTCTTTTACTTGTTGTGTTAATTCTTTTACTGCCTCTACTAGTAATGCAGTAGTATTTCCATACTTGACACCGTATTGATCAACGTCTTCTGCATAAGTTACCAACTCAGGTGCAACTTCATTTACGTCTTGAGCGATAAAACCAATTTCCTTTGTTTTACTTTCATCGTCAATTCTGTTATAATACACACCTTCTAGCTTATTTACTTTTTCTAAAGCATTATCTATTTGAACGATGTTTTCTTTAACTCTTCTATCAGAATACGCAGTTATATTTCCAGTTGCGTAAAATGATCCGGTTAGATAAGCTCCGTAACTTGATGAAGTAGTCGATTCATTAAGGCCCAAGCAGTTGTTACCAACATGGAAATAGTAGTACCACCCACCACCAGATTGTCTATACGCACCTCCATTACCAGAGCCGTCAAACATGATTGCTGCATCACCACCATTATCAAATACAATACCGTCATAACCACCTCTACTACCAGAAGTACACCAAGAGCCATAAGAAGTTACAGTATTTGCTTTAAAGGTAGCGCTGTTCGCGTTACCAATTAAATTACCTGTTAACTTCATGTTGCCTATCACATGAAGTTTCTCACTAGGATCTATAGACTGAAAACCAGGCCCGATTCCTACGTTATTATGATCAACAACAAAGCCATCGGTAGGTCTTGAAATACTTGCAGGTTCTCCATTATATCCTGTAGCAATGTGTATTCTACCATTTGAGTTTGCGGCCCAAATGCGAAGTTCAGCATCTGCATCATCGTGTTGTCGTATACCAGTATGCCAAGAATCAACTGCCCCAAATACAATAGAGCCTTCATAGTTGCCAGCATTCATATTAAGTTGACCAGCAATGGTTACATTATTCAATAAACTACTAGTAGGTGGATTTAAGTAGTAAGCCGTGTTTTCATTCATATACAAATGACCGTTTGTAGTCTTTTGTAAATCCCACGACCCCCAAGTATTATCTAAGAAACCATAATTAGTGCCATCACCATATAATTGGAATCTAAATTGATCAGATCCATTTCTGACAAGTAAACCAGCAGTTCCACTAGCATGTGTTCTAATTTCTGTATTATTGGCATTGTTTCTTCTTAGAATATGAGATTCAGAATTATCTGCTCCAACTGCTATGTATCTACATCCTGAAATATAGTTATTATTCATAACTATCTGGCCATATAACCAGTTAGTTCCGTTTGAATATACACCACTTGGATGCCATGACGCACTTCCAGTTCCACCTACGTTACCATTTCCTTGATAACCATAAGCCTGCATTCTACCATGCGTTTTTAGTGTCTGTGTACCGACGCTATTAAAATCTGTTGTTGGGCTTTTAGTAAATACTGATGAGCTCGTACTTTGTGTTACGGCCCAATCTCCGGTATAATCAATAGAACCAACATAAAAATCATCTGCTCCTGATACACTTGATACACGAACCGTTCCATAAGACCAGCTAGATGCAGGCTCTCCAATGACCATAACTCTTTTATTTACTGAGCCATTATTTCTCCAGCCAAAGTAGATTGGTTTGTCCATATCACCAATAACTTTTACACCAACGTTATGCCACATCGTAGAACCTGTGTTGCCGTTACCACCTGAGTTCCAGTTATGTCCACCTACAATAATCTTAGTAGCATTTTTACCACTATATTCGTATACGTCAACTTCAAAGTATAACATATCGTAGTTAGCCAATGTACCTGGTAAATCAATAACAATCTGACCAGTAGTCGTACCACTTCCAGCCCATGCTGCGGCTGCTCCAGGAATTACTCTTTTAGGATGCGTTGTGTTTCCTAATCCTATGTTACCTTCAGGGCCTACATGAATAGTACCTCTCATAACAAGGGAATTATCATTGGTTGATAGATCCATATAATAGCCAGTATCATCTATGTCATAAAATGCGGCTGATCTCATATCAGCTAATGAGCACACTCTACCGCTCGAAGCTTCTAACCAAACTCTGGCATCACCATCAGCAGCAACGTACATTCCCCAATTACCAGTATTTAATCCACCGGTTATGTATCCCGCACTTGCACTTGCATATCCAACACCATACATATTACCCAATGCAGTAGAACTAGGATTGTAAGCAGAGCCTATGGTATAAATTGGATTTGAGTTGGTGCCATTGGAACCAACGTTATTGTATGTGCCTTCTAAATGCCCACTGTGATGTGCTAATCGAGTAAGATTGGCATTGGCGGATAAGCGTAAATCACCGGTAAGAGTCATCTCACCACTACTCATGTTTTGAATCATGGTATTTACGCCACTAGCATTTCTAAAGATAGTTTCTGACGATGATTGTATATACCAGTTATTAGCATGGTATTGCATCTTGCCTGCAACTTCACCAGACCAAGTGCCAGAGTCCTGTCTCCAATCACCTATAGTCTTTAATGAATTTCCACCTTGTGCAGACGGGTTTAAGAAGTAGGCACTATTATTTCTATCATAAAATGCATCTGCGTCGACACTACCCACTACTTTTAAAGCAGAGAAGAACACATTTTTATAATTATCACCAGAGTAACTACCCCATCTCTGCATTCCAGACCAAGCACCTGTACCTATTGTTTCTGATAGATACAGGGGAACACCACCGCCGTGATCGTGCTTATGGAATTTATGAGCCCAAGTATTATTGTTATAAGATGAGCCACCATATCTCATGATGAGACCTACTGTACTAGAGTTAGCACCACCTGTGTTTTCAGCTCCAACCTTTACACTAATTGAATCAAGGAACGAAGTACTGGCAGGATTTAAATAATAGTTTGCATTGTTACTGTCATAGAATGTAGATGCATATACCGATCCTGCAGAGGATATATTTCCGTTATGTCCATCCAGCCACACTCTGCCTGTGCCATTAGCCGCGACATACATGCCCCAGTCAGTCGCGCCGGCAAGCGCTGTATTCATCAGAGACGCACTATAAGTGGTATAACCAATACCGTACATACCACTAATCGATGCATCTGTAGGATTATAAGAAGATCCTATAGTATAGATTGGACTTGATTTGCCACCGCTGCTCCCTACGTTATTATAGCCACCAACAAGGTGCCCAGTGTGATGGCTTAATCTGCCATATCCAGACCCCAGTGTATTATTAGAAAACCGCCATGTTTGATCTACATACATATGGCCATTATTATCTGGATGAATTTGGAATATAGTACTACCGTTTTGGGCATACATTCGCATTCCACCTTCCCATCCGTTGGAGTGCGATTTAATAGTGAATCTTTCAGTGGCCTCTTTGACCATTTCACCAGTACCAAGTAATGTTAAGTTAGTTGTGCCACTAACTCCGCCATCTTTGAATACAATATTTTCTCCGCCTGATGTAGCAATTCTTAAATGGCCACCTTCTTGAGCATCAATAAATCCTCTTTCAGTGGAAATACCATCACCGCTGGTTGTGTGGAATTTTATAGGAGAGCCATGGAATACATCGATACCTTGACCAACTACTGCTCTACCTGTAGTACCCATAGTTCCGTTAGGATCTTCGTTAACTTCCATAGCAGTTGTTTCGTGAATAGTATATCCACTTGGCAATCCATTTTCAACTGATGTTGGTATTGTTGCTCTGCCCCAACCAGATCTACCAAAACCTAATTGTTT